AACAATTAAAGATAAAATAAAAAAAGGTAAGAAACTAGGATTTAGTGAACGTGCTCGTGCAGTAAATAAAGGTTTATTACCATCAAAAGCAAAAAAGAAAAATGAAAAAAGCAAAAGCAAAAATAAAAAAAGTAATTAGAGGTTTAAATAAAGCATCTAAATTACATGCAGGACAAGCTAAAATGTTAAAAGGAGTTCTAAGTGGTAAAAAAAATAAAAAAAGTAGCTAAGGCACTAAAGAAAGCATCTGCTCTACATAAGAAGCAGAGTAAAGTTATTGAGAATCATATTAAAGAAATGAAATCTTATGGCAAAAAAAAGAGATCCTAAGGTAGGCACAGGTAAAAAACCTAAAGGGTCTGGCAGGAGACTTTATACAGATGAGAATCCTAAGGATACTGTTGGAATTAAGTTTGCAACTCCTGCTGATGCTCGTAAGACTGTTGCGAAAGTTAAAAAGATATCTAAACCATTTGCAAGAAAGATCCAAATATTAACTGTTGGTGAGCAAAGAGCAAAGGTTATGGGTAAAACACAGGTGGCATCTATATTTAAGAAAGGCAAAGAGAGTATAAGAAGAGGGAGAAAAACATAATGGCACTTGCAAAAAGTCAAAGGAGTTTGAAAGCATGGGGAAAACAGAAATGGAGAACGAAATCTGGCAAGAAGTCTTCGGAAACTGGGGAACGATATTTGCCAGAGAAAGCTATCAAGAGTCTATCCGCTGCGGAGTATGCGGCAACGACAAGAGCAAAACGGCAAGGAACAAAAAAGGGCAAACAACATGTGAAGCAACCCAAAGGGATTGCAAAAAAAACAGCTAAATATAGGAGATATAGCTAATGATGTACGGAAAAATGAAACCAATGAAAAATAAAAATGGTAAAAAAAAAGTTACTGGTAACAGAAAAAAGTTAGACATGGACAAAGATGGTAAATTAACTAAGAAAGACTTTGCTATGTTAAGAAACAAAAAGAAAAAGAAAGCATAATGAGAAAAGGACTATACGCTAACATCCATGCTAAAAGAAAACGTGGCGGTAAAATGAGAAAGAAAGGTGCTAAAGGTGCACCTACTGCTGCCCAGTTTAGAAGAGCAGCGATGACAGTTAAGAAAAAATAATGGTAGCAAAAAAATATCAAAACCCCTCGGGTGGATTAAATGAAGCAGGTCGTAAGTATTTTAAAAGAACGACAGGTGCTAATTTAAAAAGACCTAGTAAGAAAGTCGGTAATAAAAGACGTGCTAGTTTCTGTGCTCGTATGAAGGGGATGAAGAAAAAATTAACATCTGCTAAAACTGCTAATGATCCAAATTCAAGAATTAATAAAGCACTTCGTGCTTGGAATTGTTAGTTTATTATTATTACACGGAACTATGGATCAATATGGTAAACATAGAGATTTCTTAAAGAAAATAAGAAACGTACAATCTCAATATAATCCAGACTCATTTGAAGCTAAACTTGATGAAGATTTTATCATGACAGTAGCTACAGCTGAAACTGGTAATTTTAATTTTGAGGGTGCTGATACTAATAGAAGAGCAAATAATTTCTTTGGCATACAGGCACAGGGAAATGAAAATTTTATATTATCACAAGATCCCAATAAAAAAGCTAAAGTTAGAGTGTTTGATAATCCAGAAGATAGCATAAAAGGATTTTTAAAACTTATGAAAACAGGGTCTAATTTTCAAGAACTTAGGGAATCAATAGCAAGAGGTGATGATACAATTAATTACTTTGATTATTTAAATAAATATGCAGAGAATAAAAATTATTCAGAACTTTTAAAAGATGTTTATATTACTAGAGTTTTAGATTTCATGAATCCAAAAGATGATACAGGTAAATTAATTTTACCTACTAAGAAACCCATGAAATCTCAAATGAATACTTTAAAATAAAAAGGGGAGCCATAAAGACTCCCCTCGCAGGCAACAACAAGACACTTAGAGTTTTACTCTAGGTGTCTTTTTTTTTGGTCAACCAAAACTTTTTTTTGATGAAACACTTCATACCAAGTATCACATTCATCACAATTATACATACTTACAATATTATGTTTTGATTCTGGATAAGTGTCTTCGGTATCGTAATCATTATTCCATCTTACTTCTGCATTACAATAAAAACATTTCATTAGATCTTTTGTATAATTTGTTTAATATCATCTTCTAATTTTTTACCTACGGAGTTAGCATGATTTATTATGGCAGCACATAGATTACCATGGTAAGGTAAACCTTTTAATGCTTCTCGTATTTTACCCACAGGTTTACCTCCATAATCTATTACAATAGTATTTTTTTCATTCAATCCTATTTTTAATTCAAATAATAACCCAGTATAATGTTTGTTATTATTTTTTTCCGTCATCTTTCCCTCCATCTAAATTTACAGGTGTAAGTGTAGATAGAGAGTTCATCAATTTAACAACCTCACCGTAGGGTCTTGTCATTAGATACCTCATAATATCCATTAATTTTTCAGAGTCTATATGATATATTCTAGGTGTTGGTTTTTGTGTTTCTTTCTTTTCTTCAGCCATTTATCCTCCTATTAAAATGGTATATCATCATAATTAGAATAATCATCTTCAATAGTTTTTATTTTATCTCTTGCACATGTAATTA